ACAACAAACCAAACTAGTTTTGGTAACTGCACAGTTACATCCAAAACATCATCAGGAACTTTAACTACACAACCAGGAACTAGAGTTGTTCAAGCAATTACTGTTGCGGGAGGCGGTGGAGGTGGAGCTATGAATCCGACTTCAGGTGGTGGTGGAGCTGGTGGTGCAGGTGGTTATAGAGATGTAGAAACTAATGTTTGTGGAGCAACACCATATTCAATTACAGTAGGAGCTGGTGGAGCTGCAGGAACTATTAGTCCTTCACAAGCTACAAGAACAGGTGTTTCAGGAGCAGATTCAATTTTTTCAACAATTACAAGTGCTGGGGGTGGAGGTGGTTCAACCAATAACTATACAGCTTTTTCAGGAGGATCTGGAGGAGGATCTGGTTATGGAGGAACTGCAGGTTCAGGTAATACACCACCAGTAAATCCACCACAAGGAAATTCAGGGGGATTAGCACCACAACCATTAACAACTACAGGAAGTGGTGGCGGAGGTGCTTCTGCTGCAGGTCAAGATGCTCAACCTAATAAAGGTGGAGATGGTGGAGCAGGTACAACAACTTTAATTACAGGATCACCATCAACTTATGCAGGTGGCGGAGGTGGAGGAACTAATTCAGGCCCACGACCATCAGGAGCTGGTGGAGCGGGTGGCGGTGGAGCAGGTTCAATAACAACAGGAACTTCAGGTACTACTAATACAGGAGGTGGTGGAGGTGGAGCAGGTATCAATGCTGGAACAGGTGGAGCAGGTGGCTCAGGAATAGTAGTCGTAAAAGAATTAAACAAAGCTTCAGGTGTCTGGAGTTTAAAATCTCAATTTAGTGCACAGAAACAGGGAACGTGGCCAGAGTAAATAACTGACTTGACATTTTTGTTATATATTCTACAAAGAAGAATATAAAGAATTTATGAATTTAACAAATTATTACTGGTATTTTAAATCAGCCATCCCTGCAAAGGTTTGTGATGATATTGTAAAATATGGAAATGAACAACGTGAGCAAATTGCGTTGACAGGTGGTCAAACTAAAAAATTAGAAGAGTTAGAAAAAAAAGAAAAAGCACAACCAAAAAAACCTAAGAAGAAAAGAAAAGTTTCAGAAGCAACGGCTCATTTATCAGACGAGGATTTAGATTCATTAGATCCAGCTACAAAATTAGAAAAAGAAGAATTAAACGATTTAAGAAAAAAAAGAGATTCCAATATAGCTTGGCTCAATGATCGTTGGATTTATAAAGAAGTTCAACCGTATATACATCAAGCAAATGCTAGTGCTGGTTGGAATTTTCAATGGGATTTTTCTGAGTCTTGTCAATTTACTAAATACAAATTAAATCAATTTTACGATTGGCATTGTGATTCTTGGGATCAACCTTATGCAAATCCAGATAATAAAGATACTCACGGAAAGATTAGAAAACTATCGGTGACTTGTAGTTTGTCCGATCCAAAAGAATATAAAGGTGGAGAATTAGAATTTCAATTTAGAAATACAGATGATCCAACTCCTACTAGACCTTGTCTAGAAATTTTACCAAAAGGCTCTATTGTAGTATTCCCAAGCTTTGTTTGGCATAGAGTAAAACCCGTAACAGAAGGAACTAGATATTCTTTAGTCATGTGGAATTTAGGATATCCGTTTAAATAATATGTCTATTAAAGATCCATTATCCACCTCCCTTTATTTTCAATCCCCTATCTATCATGTAGAAGCACCTGAATGGGTTAAGTCTACTAATAAAGTTTGTGATACTTATATCAATCAAGCAAGAAAAAATTTAAAAAAAACAATTAAGGATAGAGAGAAAAAGGCAGGTAAAAAAATAGGGGATCACGGGTTAAGTTATCATTCTACTTCTTTGATTGGAGATCCTAAATTAAAACAATTACAAGAATATATTGGAGCCACTAGCTGGAATGTGATGGATCATATGGGTTATGATATGTCAGGATATGAATTATTTTGGACAGAATTTTGGGTTCAAGAATTTGCAGATAAAGGTGGTGGACATCACAATAGTCATATTCATTATGATAATCATATCTCTGGATTTTATTTTTTAGAATGTTCTGAAAATACTTCTATGCCTGTGTTTAATGATCCAAGATTAGCTAAAGTAATGTCACAATTACCATTAAAGAAATCAGAAGAGATTTCTTTTGGTACCGATAAAGTTCATTACAAACCAAAACCTGGAACTATGATCTTTTTCCCTGCATACTTAGAACATCAATACACCGTAGATGATGGAGTAGAACCATTTAGATTTATACACTTTAATCTACAAGCGGTGAGAAAAATGATAACCGATACGGTGAGAACAACAACCAAGGAGAAAAAATGAGTTTTGAGAAAAATGGATACACAGTAATTAAAAAAGCAATATCACCAGAGATTGCTGATTTTGTATACAAATACTTTTTATTAAAAAGAAAAGTAGCTAGAACCTTATTTGATGAGAAATACATTTCACCTATGACTGATTATTTCGGTGTCTGGAATGATCAACAAGTTCCTGAAACCTATTCTCATTATGGAGATATTGCCATGGAGACTTTACTGACCGAAGTAAAACCTATTATGCAAAAACAAACAGGTTTAAAATTAATTGAGACATACGCATACGCACGAATTTATAAAAAAGGGGATATTTTGCACAGACATAAAGATAGGTTTAGCTGTGAAATATCCACCACTCTAAATTTAGGTGGAGACGATTGGCCTATTTATATTAACCCAGATAAAAAAGAAGGTGGGGTAGATAATAAAACAGGTGCTTATAAATCTTCTAAATCTAAAGGAACTAGGGTAGATTTAAATCCTGGGGATATGTTGGTCTATAGAGGAAATATTTTAGAACACTGGAGAGATAAATTTAAAGGAACCGATTGCGGACAAGTATTTTTACACTACAATAACAAAGCGACTAAAGGTTCTGGAGACAATAAGTTTGACAAAAGAGCACATTTAGGTCTTCCCGCTTGGTTTAAAAGATGATATAGTTCCCACTCGCTAGGGTAGATTTCCACCACACCAATCTATCCTAGCACTTTATTTATATGGATAACTATGCCTTTACAAAAGATACAATTTAAGCCTGGATTCAACAAACAACAAACAGAGACCGGTGCCGAAGGGCAATGGGTAGACGGTGATAACGTACGTTTTAGATACGGCCAACCTGAAAAAATAGGTGGTTGGGAAGAATTAGTTAACTCTACCATAGCAGGACCTGTCAGAGGACAACACACTTGGACTGATTTAACTGGTGTTCGATACGCAGCACTAGGTACTTCTAAAGTGCTAGTTATTTATTATGAAGGAGCGTTTTATGATATTACTCCTTTAGAGACCCCTATTACAGGATTTACCTTTACTTCTACTACTGGATCAGCAACCGTTACGGTTAATAAAGTAGCTCATGGAGTTGCAAACGGTTCTTATATTATTTTTACTAGTATTACCTTACCTACTGGGGGTGAAACAGGTTTTTCAGCTAGTCAATTTACTAACAATACTTATGAAGTTACTTCCACAGATGATGATGATTTTACTATTACTATGTCTACTACCGAATCTGGTTCAGGTATGTCTACTCAAGGTTCTGCAACGGTTACGCCTTATGTAACCATTGGTCCTGTATTTGAAACCCCCGCTTATGGATTTGGAACCGGTCCTTATGGAAGAGAAGCATGGGGAACTGCACGATCTGCTTCTACCGTGGTCTTAGATCCTGGCTCCTGGTCGCTCGATAACTATGGACAGTTGTTAGTTGCAACTGCTAGAAACGGTTCTACCTATACTTGGACTCCTTTAGCAGGAGAGCCTGCAGCATTAGAAACGAGAGCTGCTATCGTAGCAGATGCTCCTACTAGATCATTAATGAGTTTAGTTTCTGACAGAGATAGACATTTATTTTTAATGGGAACCGAAACTACTGTCGGAGATGCTTCTACACAAAACAAAATGTTGGTACGTTTTTCTAATCAAGAAGATATTAATACTTGGGCTCCTACCGCGACTAATACAGCAGGTACTTTCTTGCTTGACCAAGGAAATGAAATCGTAACAGCCGTACAAGGAAAAGATTATGTATTAGTGTTAACCGATCAAGCAGCTTATGTAATACAATTTGTGGGAACTCCTTACACTTTTTCATTAAGACAAGTTGGTTCCAACTGTGGATGTTTAGGGCAACACACTGCCGTCTATGCACAAGGAGCGGTGTACTGGATGGGTTTTGGTGGTGGATTTTTTATGTACGATGGAACGGTAAAACAACTTCCATCCTTAGTAGAAGATTTTGTATTTACCACTCAAGGAGATGGATTAGGAATTAATTATGATGCTAATCAAATTACCTATGGATATCACAACTCATTATTTAATGAAGTGGGTTGGTACTATGCAGCGAGCGGCTCGCAACAAATTAATAGGAATGTAGTATATAACTTTATCGAACAAAGTTGGACTACCGGTTCTTTATCTAGAACTACCTATAATGATGCTACTACCTATGATTTACCCTACGCTACTGAATTTACTACTAATGGAACTCCGAGCTTCCCAGCCATTCAAGGGGTAACCAATAGATATGGTTCTTCTCAGTACTGGGCTCAAGAAACAGGGACCAATGAAGTAACCGCTGGAGGATCTACTACTGCTATTGCTTCTTATATTTTGTCAGGGGATTATGATATTTCCGAACAAGGAATTGCAGGAGATGGTGAATATATTATGAGAGTATCTAGATTTATACCAGACTTTAAAAACTTAAGTGGAAATGCAAAAGTAACCATGTTCTTTACTAACTATCCAGCCACCGATTCACAATCATCTGCTTCAGGATCTTTAATTACTGGTCCTTTTACTATTAGTACCACTACTAATTTTGTAAGCACTAGGGTTAGAGGTAGGCAGGTTAGTTTAAAAATAGAAAACGATGGTCAGGATGAAACTTGGAGATATGGAACCTTGAGGTTAGATATTCATGCAGGAGGAAGAAGATAATGGCAAAAATTACTGCAGTGATTCCAGAACCAAGAGAAGAATATGATGTGTTTAATCAACGACAGTTGAACGAAGGGTTGAATACATTAAAGAATGAGTTAAACTTTGGTTATCAAAAAGATTTAAAAAATGAACAAGCGCAAATAGAATGGTTTTTAACGTAAATGGCAAATTTTTTTAAAAGCAATACATTTGATTTAACCACTACTAATGTAACTATTGTATTATCCGTAAGTACTTCTTCTGTAGCTATTGTTAAAACGGTACAAGCGGTTCATGATACTGCTAGTAATGTAGATACAGATCTTTTTCTTACTAAGAATGGTGCAAGTGCGGTTCAAATAGGTCATGCACAATTAAATAAATCTACTGCAAATCTATTAGTAGATACCTTGAATTTAGAAGCAGGAGATGCTATAAGCGTGCAAGCGAGTACTGCTGATGCCGTTAGCGGAGCAGTGTCTTACATGTTAATAGATAGATCTCAAGAGAATGGATAAAATAGAAACCACTACTGAACACACCTTTAGAAGCAAGTCTACTAATAAGACTTATGCAACTAAAGAAGAATTTTTACAACATCATAACGAAGATGATTTAGCGGTAGATACAGCTGTTACTGTTACCAATCAAGGATTACATTTACTACAGAAAATAATGGGACAAAAATAATGCAGCCACTTGGTGGAACCGAACTGCAAGTGCAGTTTTTAGAAAGACATGCGGATAAAGGGTTATTAGATCAAGTTCAAATCACTACTTCTATCCCTGAAAAAATTCCTTTGTCTAAAGATAAAGTAAATATCTTATGGCAACATAATTCATATGATCAAGCTAATTTAGCACCTTGGTTTAAAGATACTTCGAATCATTCTAAATATGATTGGTATGTATTTAATTCTCATTGGAACTATGAAAAATATAGAATGATGTTTGATATCCCTACGGAGAAATGTTTAGTTATTAAAAATGGTATCCCTGAAATAACCCCTAGAGCAATGAGTTATAAAAAAGGAGATCCTATCAAACTTATTTTTCATTCTACTCCTTGGAGAGGATTAAATGTAATTTTAGCTGCTATGCAAATGATTACCAATCCACTAATTACTTTAGATGTATATTCTTCTACTCAAATTTATGGAGATCAATTCAAACAAGCAAACAATAAAAATTTTGAAGCTTTGTTTACACAAGCTATTCAACTACCCAATGTAAATTACATTGGATATAAACCGAATGAGTATATCATAAAACAGTTACCTAAATATGATATTTTTGCTTATCCTAGTATCTTTGAAGAGACTTCGTGCGTCGCGGCGCTCGAAGCTATGTCGGCAGGACTCTATTGTATTACTACCAATTATGGAGCTTTATATGAAACGTGTGCAGAATATGCGGCCTATATTCCTTATCAAAAATCGTATGCAAATTTAGCTAAAAACTTTGCCTATGCTATTGAAACAGCGGTAGGTAATTTAGACAACGAGATTGTTCAAAAACATTTACAAGATCAAATTATTTATACTAACCGATTTTATAACTGGACTCGTATTGGTTCGTTATGGAATAACTTTTTAAAAGGAGCTATCAATGCAAGATCCAAGTAAACCTATCTGGGTAAAAGATAACAAAAAAGAAGTACCTAATGTAAGTAAACTACCTTCTATCTTTGTAGCTACTCCGGTTCATAGCGAATGCTCTATTCATTACACTCAAGCGTTATTAGCATTTCAACAAAAATGTATGGTCAATGGTATTCTAGTTTCTTTTTCTTTATTAAAATCTTCTTTAGTAACGCAAGGTAGAAACTTATGTGTCAATGCGTTTATGGAAGAATTTGAAAAACATCCCTACACTCACATGTTATTTATTGATTCCGATATTGAGTTTTCTTTTGATACCATTATGAAATTAGTAGCAGCAGAAAAAGATGTAATAGCTGCTCCTTATCCATTAAAAGATTTAGACTGGAATAAGATTGCTAATAGAATTAAATATAAAAATATACAAGACGGTGCTACTATGTCTAAACAAGGATTTACTTGGCCGTTAAAATTAGATGGAAAGAATCAAATAACTGCAATCAATGGAGTAGCAGAAGTAAGTCATGCTCCTACCGGATGTATGTTAATTAAAAAAGAAGTGTTTGATACCATGATTGAGAAGTTACCAGAATTAAAAATTAATCAACCCGCTATTGTTAATGGTGAAATGGTTGAGAAGAAGTTTATGTACAACTTCTTTGATTGTTATCATGAACCAGAAACCAAAAAGTACTACGGAGAAGACTTTGGATTCTGTAAAAGATGGGCTGAAATAGGTGGTAAATGTCACATTTTAGTGGATGAATATATTACTCATATAGGTGAGTATCGATATACCGGTAGGTTTATGGATGATCTTGATTTTAAAAAAGATTGACCTATACTGTAAAAACAAGTAAAGTATGTATTTTCAGGACTTTTGCGCCTGCTTCATTACTAACAATATTTAAAGGATTATGATATCTAGATCACAGATGAGCAGACAATTATATCAAAACGGCGGAATTATGGGCGTAGCAAGAGAGAACTACGGCTTTGGAAGTAAATTTAAAAAATTCGTAAGGAACATTATACCTAATGAAATAGCAGATATTGCAGTGAAAGCTG